TGTAGGCACAATAGTTCCACTGCCACCTGCCAATGAGCCACGTGCGAGCACATCCATCACGATACCCTCAGTGCTGAAGTCATCAGTGTAGTTGAATGGCTGGCATCCATTGACCTCAACAATGTATTCAACGTTAGGGGTGCAATCAACGAAGGAGTCTCGTTGAACAACCCAGACGAGCTCCTTAACTGGGTGGTTGAAGTTGAGCTGGATCTTGTTGGAGGAGGATGTGATGGACTCAGCACCAGTGAACTGGAGCTGCTCAATCAAATACTCGTGGGTCTGTTGGGCAAATCGGCGTCTCTCCTCAGTGTCGAGGTAGATATAGTCGATGTAGAGGGAAGCAGCGGTCAAGGACTGGATGCTGGTTGGTGCAGTCTGGCCTGAGGTCAACTCATAGTAGGTGCAGTTGATCCATTGCTCGAACTCAATGTTGATACGGACCTCGTGGTACTGGAGTGCAATGAGAGGGATTGCAAGACCAGGGTTGCGGCAGAACCAGAACTGGAGAGGAATGTAAAGAGTTCGTGCTGGTGTGCCTGCACGGGGAGCGCATGAGTTAGTGAGCTCAGAGCCAGCGCAAGATGCATCCAAGGCATAACCCTTTCGGTCCTTCATCAAGACGAGATCGTGGGTGTTACCAAGCATGTCATTGAGTGCATCAATGGTGCCCTGATCTTGGGAGAGCTGGGTCCAGATCTGCATCCAGTCACCATACTGTCTGTCAATTCGCTGACCTCCAATCTCGAGCTCAACAGTCTTGATCAATCGGTGACCAATGAAGCTGAGCCATCGGAATCGCTGGAGCTGTGTGACTGTTGAGAAGTCAACTGCAGGGAGAACGACTTGGACGTATGTTCGGTACATCAAGTCCGCGTTACGGTTGATGACTGCAGTCACACGCTTGTTGAAGTCGGCCTGTCCGTTGAAGGTGACTTCAATGGACTCCATGGCGAAGTTGGTATGACGCTTGTAAAGCACCTTCCAGAAGGTAATCTGGGGATTTCCAGAGATGTAAATGTCCTGCGCACCATAGCTGACAAGTTGTAAAAGACCGCCTCCCATATTGTTTGCTTAAGCACAAGAAAAATTATTTACAGGGTAGGGCGACGCACCAAACTGCGACATATAGATGTCAATAGTGTGGGTTGTTGGTTTATGAACGCCTGTGATTTCTACGAGTTCTTCGACCTCCGTATAACTTAGATCCAGTTTTACGTAGAGATCTACGAACTTCTTGCATATCATATGCACCTTCATTAGAGCCAGTGTTGTAGTTAACAGCAACTTCATCTCCACCTCGACGGAGACGACGCATTCTACGTTGTCTACGACGAGTATCTTGTTTCATTATTTAGTGGGTAGAATTTAAGCCTTGCTGAGGAGGTGAGCTCTCTTGGCACGGGCACGGAGAGTGGACTTCTTTCCAGAAGACTTGAGTCCGTGGGACTTTAGAACGCGCTTCAAGGCCTTGGCTGAAGGACCCTTGCGAGTGCGTCTTCGTCCAGCAGTTTGTCCTTCTCCCATAGCAGGTGCATTGTAGTTTCCAGCGGGGGTTGTTCCTTGCATTTTGTTTTAAGCTGAGACAAACTTTCAGACTGAACGCGACTATTAAAAAATGGACCCAATCGGAATCGTAGCCATTGTTGGAATTTTAGCAGTAGCGGGATGTTTTGCATATCTTTATCGGAGAGATATGAATCGTTATAGTACAAAGATGTCAAAATCACCTTCTCGTGAAAGTTTGAATACAATGGTTCAACCTGATGATCCTACTCAAGTATCATCTTAGGTGTGATATGCATTGCTTCCAACTCTTGCATCCATAATTTCATCGCATATGGAATGGTCTTCATTACGAAGTCTGTCTTGTTGCCACAAGCACCGCAAGAGTAGATTCCCTCTACTGGATTCACAATCGCAAGGGTTCCACAAGTCTTACATAATCCCGTCTTGAACGGATCGGAAACATCCATCAGACGCTCCTTGGTAAATACCGAGATGCCGTGTGATAACATACAATCTCTTTCCATCTCACCTACACGTAATCCTCCATCACGTGATCTACCCTCACAAGGTTGTCGGGTCAAACTTACAATCGGTCCTCTAGCACGGCTATGCTTCTTGTCAATCACCATGTGTTTGAGACGCTGGTAGAATGTAGGACCCATGAAGATCTCTGCTTGCATCATCTCTCCAGTCTGTCCATTGTAGAGAATCTCATTGCCGTAAGGATGCATTCCCATATCGACCATGTGTTTCTTAAGGTCCTCTACCTTCAAGTGTGAATAGGGAGTTCCATCACCCAATGTTCCCTTGCGAACACCAATCTTGCCGAAGATGTTCTCCATCAACTGAGCAATTGTCATACGAGATGGAACTGCATGAGGGTTCATGATAATATCTGGACGCAAACCAGTGGATGTGAAAGGCATGTCCTCTTCTTCCATCAACATTCCAATGGTTCCCTTCTGACCGTGACGAGAAGAGACCTTATCACCAATTTGAGGAATACGTTCAGAAACCGTACGCACTTTGATGAACGGGTAGCCATCGGAGTTCTTGTCCTGCCACACTCCATCAATACGACATTGCTCAGAGTTCTTGTGAGTTGTAGATGCATCACGGAACGCATATCCAGCAGCATCGTTTCGTAAGTTCACAACTTTACCAATTAATACATCATTTTCGTTGATGATTGAGTTAATGATTGGAAGACCATTGTCTGAGATCGCTGCATAACTCGTGTTCTTATACTTACGAGTATTGTGTTTCATAGGCTTCATGAACTTTTCCTCACGTCCCGATGTGACGTTACGATGTTCTTCGTCTTTATACATTCCATAGTAGAGACCACGGAAGAATCCTCGTTCAACTGCAGATTTGTTCATGATGACTGAGTCCTCCTGATTGTATCCGCCATAGCAAGCGATTGCAACAATTGCATTCATTCCAAAGGGCATCTCATGCATTTTCAGAATGTTCATAGCTCGGGTCTCTACGATTGGTCTCGCAATGGAGCAGAGAATATAGGCATTCTTGTCAAGACGTTTTGCAAAGTTCCCTGCATAGACACACATGGCCTGCTTACCCATAGCCGATTGATAGGTATTACGAGGAGACTGATTATGATCTGACAATGGAATTGTGGATGCCATATGTCCTACAATCAATGATGGATGAACTTCATGATGTGTATGTGAGCTTGTCATGTGTTCTCGACTCATTGCGATTCGCAATGTCTCTGTCTCAGATGAATCAATGTAATCCATTGCAGTTGTGCACCATTCACTCCAACTAGATGTGTCTTTTGGAATCGTTGCATCTGCTCTGAAGACAGGTCTTACGCATCTTCCTCCATCTGTTTCAATTGAGATACTGTTCATCAATGTATACCACGCAACTGAGATATGAGGATGAAGACGACGTGTTTGCTTTGCAGTTCTTAGATTAGTCACAAGTTCGTAAGGTTCTTTGGTATAACCAACAATCACTCCATTGACTGTAACAGATGTGCCTTCATAGACTCGTGGAGTATCAATCCATGTGATGTCTTTCCAATCTTGAAGATAGTGAAGAACCGTTGTTGAAGGAACATGTTGAGTGATTGAGGTCAGTAAGCTCATGTTCTTCACAATACCTACAGAATGACCTTCTGGAGTTTCAACAGGACACATAAATCCCCATGAAGTACCGTGAAGCTTACGAGGTGCCAAGAGCTTACCTGACTTCTCAACCGGTGTTTGAATACGTCTCAAATGACTGAGCGTAGCAGCATAAGACATACGTGCCAATACTTGAGAGACACCCACTTTAGTCGCATTGGACATCGTTGAAGATGCACCCAAACCTTGAACTGTAAAGTTACCTGTTGCAAGAGCCTGCTTGAGCTTACCTTCAATGGCTGAGAGTTTCAAGATTTTGTAAAGATTGTTGACGTTGAGGATTTCCATTGGACGGGGACCTCCTTCTCCGCGTTTCCAAGAGTCATTATTGACTTCTTGAACAAACTCATTGCGAGTATCATTGCAGACTTTTTGGAACAACTGTCTGAACAGGTGGGTCAGCAAAGCACCTGTAGTTACAACACGCTTATTTGGATAGGCATCTCGATCATCGAGTGGAATTTGTTTGCAATATGTGAGCAGAAGACGGCGAATCATAGCACCCATCAGCATCACTTTGCGTGAGTTGTGAATCGGTGTAGTGGTTAGCTCACCTGCAAATCGGACGTGAGGTAGAAACTCAGAGTTTAAGAGCTGACGAACATAAGCACATTTGTCCTCTTGATTGGTTCCATATTGAAGGTGATTTGTCAAATACTGAATCGCTTCTTGCTGAGTGAAGATACCAAGTTCAGAAGCATCTCGAAAGGATGCAGCTAATAACTCTGTGTGTGTATCATCTTGATCGGATCCCCAAATAATTCGGGTGATTGCTCGATCGGTCAAAACACCCAAAGCACGGAAGTAGACAACTACTGGAATGTCTTCACGAAACCTAGGAACGCAGGCAGTCAAAGGGTTTCCAAATCCATTGAACTTGGAACTCAAGCGAATCTCCAGCTTCTTTGGAGGCATAGTAAATGATTCATGTAGAGACTTGATCTCCACTGAATGAGTGTGTTTAGAAGCTGACTTCTTGTTCTGGAAAATCATGATACGGTTATCTGCAACCTTCTCTTGACAAAGAATGGTTCGTTCAGATCCATGAATGATGAAGTATCCAAGAGGATCGTGAGCACATTCACCGTATTCTTCAAGGCTCATTGGATAGTCTTTTAGTAAGCAGAGTGAAGAACCAAGCATCACTGGAAGTTTGCCTAGTGAAATTCCTTCAAACACATGAGACTCTTCATCATAGGTATCCAACAATGGACCTTTATAGGTTCTAGCAATAAATCGGATATCCACGTACATTTGTGCTGCGTAGGTGAAATTGCGAATACGAGCTTCCATTGGTAACATTGGTTTCACTCGTCCAGTTGCTTCTTGAATACGGGGTTTGATATATGAAATGTTCTCAAAGGAAAGCTTAAACTCATATTTATATTTCTTGAGTGTCTCATCTTGTTCGTGCCACACAGTGATTGGAGGAGTGGATTGAATAATAAGAGGAATCTTGTGTCTTACAAAGTCCTCATACGAATCTACTTGATGATCTACCATTCTTCTCACACCGTTACTAAAATACGCTCGAACTGCATCCCATTCATTCATGGTATATATGTGGAGTCTCTAACCTGTAAATATAAGTATCCGTTTTGTATAAGCGATGACCGGAGTCAAAATTCAAAAAGTAGGCCACATTGAGCCGGAGGTTCATAAACCGAATCGTCATAAATCTATGCGAACTTATCCACGAGGTGTGATGAAAGGAACCCGTAAGTCAAGGGGCGGATCAGAGTTTGTGGGTGTCAAGGATCCTGCAAAGCCACCGCCTTCTCGCAAGGGTACATTACGAATTCTTACCAAGAAAGGAGCTGAAATACGAAGAAATACTATTAAACAATCTGTTCGATCAATGACAGATGCTGGAGTTCGTGTTGCCTTGAAGAAGTCCAATATTACCGTAGGTGCTAAAACTCCACCACACATTGCACGAGAGATATTGGAGGGTGGTATGGAATCAGGAATGATTGTCGCGAAGTAAAGTAATGACATCCATATGGGGGCCTTTAGGTTGGATGACCCTACATTCGGTAGCTTCTTGTTATCCAGATACACCTGTTCCTTCTGAAGTAACTCTGATGCAAACTTGGTTAGATATGTTTCAATCAACGATTACTTGTCCAAGTTGTCGTGAACACTTTGGAGTCGCACTAGGATCGTATCGTAGGCAGTATCCACGAATGCTAAGTTCTCGTGAAGAGTTTTTAGTAGCTACCTTCAGACTTCATAATGCAGTCAATCGACGACTCAATAAGCCCATTCATTCAAGTGTTGCAGCTTGTTTTGAGCAGCTTCGTAATAATGTGAAAACACGTTCAGCACGTGATTATCGTGTTGCATATATCAATCATATTCAACGTTTTTGGAGAACTATGCAAGATGCTTCAGGATTTACAGCACTCAAGAAAATCAATGAACTGCGAAAAATTGAATATGAATATTTGCAGAGACATGAAAACAACTTTGAAAGGATTATTCCTGAAAACACTGTTGTTCTTATTAATCATTCATTGGATACTCAAACGGAGACACCTAGTCCAGTGAAAATGGATACTCGTATTCTTCCAAAAATTGGTCTGAATGGAGGTCGATTTCAGATAAGACGGTGAGGTTGGACTTTTGTAAGAGGAGTCGCTGGATTCCAAGGAAGTGAAATGTAAGGATCGGTTTCCCAAGAATAGGCTTTCATCCACATATGACGTGAATCCGGTCCTTCATCGTAGAGTTCGTCTGAATAGACACCTCTTCCTGGAAGAATGAAGTCAAGTTGTTCTTTGATTCCAAATGGAGGAGTTGGATGTTCCCATGTGAAGTCTAGGGTTCGCTCTTCCTTTTCGGTAACCGATGAAAACAAAGGTGCTTCTGGATAAGGATAATACCAGCACCAATCTAGAACATCGGATGTTTTGAAATAGTGCAAAGTCCATTCAAACGTCTTTTCATAAGCGTATTCAACTTTAGTCCAATCTAACACTCCATCCATCAAATGTAGTGCCATACGACTTTCAAGTGCATGACCATCTTTTGCAACGAACTTGCGATCTTCATCTTTAGCTCGTTTTAGAATGACTTTGAGTTCATCTTTGACGGCTCCTTTCAATGTATTCTTTTTGATGAAATGAACTGCTCGTGAATATCCATCTTCTCGCAATGAAAACATTGCAAGATTAGGCATGAAATCATTACCAAAGCAAAAGATACACATATGCACCCAATCATCAGGATCTATTGGTAAAACTTTACATAATGCGCTGATATCAAACGTTGAATACCCTGAATCTCGGTTTTCACGAATGAGTTTTATTGATCCAAGAGATGACTGAGCAACAGAAATTAAGACTAAATCAGCATCCATTCCGTAGATCAGAATATCCTTACGTTCAGAAGGTTCCATTGCTTGAAGCCACTTGAAGATCTTATGTTCTCCTTCGCCAGGTTCATCGGTTCCAGACAGAATACATTCAGGAAAGCAGAATCGCAGAGTGTCTTCCAGTTCAATCATAAACGGAGTTCCAGGTGAGATTTGATGCTTATCAAACAGAGAAGGTTCAGGTTTCTTCATACGACGATACCGTTGTTGAACAATCTTTGCATAGGGAACCAATCCATCCAACGCAATCAGCACTTTCTTTCCACAGGCTACATCCCGTAAGAAGTTCCGTAATGCTACTACGACACTTCCAATGGGGTTCTCAGGTTTCAAATAGGTATGAATAAAAGCATTAAAATCCAATCCTAATACTTGACAGTCTAGACGCAGATTTCCAACGTCTTTTTGAATGTGTTTATGTGTTCTTAAGAGCGACGCAACGTAGTACGGGATGCCCATCTCTTCTTATGAGTTTTACGATGTTTAAGTCTCCTTCCTCCTTTGGAAGTTTTCTTCAGTTGATTACGCAATCTTAATGTGTTTGTTAGCATTGTCTTACGATGGTCTAATCTAGTTTTCTTTTCAAACTTTTTCCGAATATCCATTTCAGCTCTTAACTTAGTTTCTGAGTTTGGATTAGATTTATAAGCAGCTTTAGATTCTTCTGCTTTCTTTTCAGCTTCTTGATAGTCTTTGATGGCTTGTTGGTATTTTGATTTCTCTTCATCTACCATTTTTTCAATGTTCATTGGGTTTGCTGTTTCAGTAGGAACCTGTCCAGGAACCTCACACGCAGGATCTGTGCTTGTAGAAGAACAATTTCCACTACCTTTCATTATTCAGTAGTAAGAAATAATCGATGGGTCTTAAAATGTTCTTCCATAACGTGTTGTGGTAGGTATATCTTTTTTTTATTAACAAACGTACAATACATACTTCTGTTTTCCATATCCGATAGTTCTCCTAAGATGCGATTTCCAGCAGAGATTCCACCATCAATTCCTACTG